TTCGACATGATAAGAAACGGAGATCCAAACAATGAAGATTAAATTCGTTGAAGATGTAGTAGTATCACAAGGACGTGGGCGCAAAGCGCAACACGACTTTGCAGGGTTCATCGAGGAACTGTACAAGTTCCCCAATCAATGGGCAGAGTTTCCCGAAAAGGTAGGCTTCGCATCATCAGCATACAGGATCAGTGATCAGTTCAAAGACATTGAAGTTGTGTGCCAAGGCGGAAACGCTTTAGCTAAAAGTAATCCAGCCAAGAAACTTTGGACTGTGTATCTCAGATATGTACCATCGGAGACAACATGATTCACATAAACGAAATCTTGAGCAAACAGTTCAAGTACTATTGTGAAGTGTGTGGCAATTGGGCAAATGAATTGTGTGACTGTTGCTTCGAGTGCATGGAGAATATTCACGAATGTGAATGTTAAGTAAAAGAAGGCGGGACTTAGGTCCCGTCTTTTTTTATACTAAAGTCCCGGCAAAATTTGAAAGTAAAAACGCACCTAAGGTGACGCACGAGTATCTAAAATTGCAATAGATCGGCTGCGCCGGCTACGCCCTGTAGGTGGTGCGGTAGGGGGCTTGAGGTATTACCCCTGAGCGGAAGCTCGCCACGGGCCGGGGTAATCCCTCTGCGCCCCCAATTATAAGGAGAACAAATGAGTAACTGTTTAAGATGCGAGACACTAGACACAACAACAGAATCAGAGTTTCTAGTTAGAGTAACAGAGTTCATGCATCCAACATACGGATGGATGAAGTCAGAGAATGCAGCAGTAAAGATATGTAAGATATGTTTACTTTACATGCAAGGTCTAAATGGTATCAAGATAGCGTTCAAGGAGATAGAGAGATGAGAATAGCAATATACATTGTAGTAGCAGTAGTATCAGCATACGTTAGTAATGAAGGACGTAGCGTATCGTACCAAGCAATTGAAACAGCAGGTACACCAGACTCATTAGCTTTATTTGAGTTTGGCCAATCAGTGTTCATAATCGCAGGAACAATTGCAATTATGTTCTCAGCAGCAGCAGCAATGAACATTATCAAGAAAGTAGGAAAGTAATGTACCTCAAGATGCCAGAGCCAATAGGTTGGGTAACAGACAAAGGAGAGTTCGGAACAAACAATATGGTTGTGTTCAACCCGGACCAACTAGACGAAAGACAATGGCTCATACTCAACGAACTGTATGAGGGTGACAGATTCAACTATGCGGTAGCAATCGTCACACACGACAGAGCAACAGCATACGAAATTGAAGTGAACGCAGGCTTCAATGAGTGAACACGAAGAGTGGCCATACAAAGATGCTTGGGGCCAGAAGATAGACATCGGTGATCTAGTAAAGTTCGAAGGCGACGATGCAACAGGTAGATTGTTTACCATAGTTGTCTTCACATTAGATGGAGCAAAAGCTCTTATCTACTCAAGCCCAAAACGTAAGTATTGGGTACCAACAAGAAAGGTAGTGTGGGTTCGATGATATTCGAATACAGACAACAGAACAGTGGTGGCAAAGGGCAATCAGGTATGCCACTAGTAATTTACGTATGGGCTCAATATGCATTCGAAGCAAATGCAAGATTCATACAAATGGATGGTTACTTCGGACGCAGAGAAGGTGACTGTGTTGAACTAGGAGACAGCTGTTGTGGAGACAGATGGGAACCGGTTGAGCAAGGTGATGGCTTTCTTGATGATGAGATTATGGAAATTATGAATGAACATCTAGTAGATAAGAAAAGAGTGTGGAAATCTGGCACATTCTTACATGAGGATCCATATGATGGAACAGAGGAGTTTTGGGTTGTTATGTAAAAATAACCCCCGGACTTTTGGAGTGAAAAATCACTCCTTAGTAGGTAGGTCACATAGTGGAGTTGTGATTGAAAACCAAGGTGGTTGCTCTAATTAAAGGTTAAGGGGGGTGAGAGCTGCTCCCCCATTCTGCGAACTGAAGCGGGTGGGGGATCAACTCTCACCCCCCAATTATATAAGGAGTAATAATGAAAGTTGTAAATCTTAGAAATAGTAAGTATGATGTTTATATTGGTAGAGGTGGTAAATGGGGAAATCCATTTATTATTGGTAAAGATGGTAATAGAGATGATGTTATTAGAAAGTATCGAGTGTATTTGAGTAGTAATGTTGATTTGTTATCTAGTTTGTATGAATTAGAGGGTAAAGTGTTAGGTTGTTATTGTAAACCATTAGGTTGCCACGGTGATGTTTTGGTTGAGTTTGTAAAAAGTTTTAGGGATAGTTAAAATGATTGCCCGGACTTTTTTGAAGGTTTTAGACTCCTTAATGAGTGAGTCTACTAGTAGAGTTGCAATAGAAGGTCAAAGGCGGGGCCATCGAGCCACTCCCCCTAGTACGCAAGCGCAACAAGCCGGGGGAGCGTCTCTCGGCCCCAAAAAATAAGGAGAAACAAAATGGGTAAAGTAACAAAGTCAACCACTCAAGAAGTAGTTGTTGTACCAGATGATTCAGCTCTAGCATCTGATTCATTCGCACCACTCGCTAAGGGAACTTACGAGTTCATTGTGGATAGCATTACAGATACAGAGATTACTAGCGGCAAGCACGCAGGTAAGCCAGCGTTCAATGTCAAACTCAAATCAGCAGAGTCCGGAAGGGTTCTGTTCAAGTTAGTTCCAAAGTGGGTTGCCCCAGCGGAGAAATCAGCTTCTACAAAGTCTGAGTTAGATTGGATTAGAATGGCAAGAGTTTCATTCGTGGAAGCGTTAGGAATTAGCAACACAGCATTATTCGTTGCTACACAGGATATCGTAGGCTCAAGCGTAAAAGTTGTTGTAGACGCTAAAGAGAATGGTTCCTATGGAGTTCAGAACTTCGTAGTGAAGTTTCAGAAGTAAGGAGAGGAAAAAATGGATTTTTGGACATCAGCACTAATAATCCTAACTGTTCTAGCAGCAGTTTGGAGTATTTCCTAAATAAATAGAAAAGCCCTCAAGTCGCAAGGCTTGGGGGTTTTTTTATGCCCAGCGACAGGCAAAGAAATCATTTTATTACGCTTATACATAGTTTGGCTGTACCTCTCCCCTCACGCTTGTATCGTAAGTGTTTTGAAATAATTCATAGAAAAACGCTTTTTCTGCTATAATTGGGTATATAAAAAATTTTTGGAGGTTTTTAAATGGTTTCTAGATCTATTGCTGATAATGTTGATGAGGTTGATGTCGATAAGAAGGATCTGTCTTTGGAGGATGTCGGGGATATGCTGTTCTTAGTTTTTTCGGCTGTAAAGGATTTGGAGGCTAAAATTGACGAGCATATCGCTTCTGGACGAAGCTCTTCTTAGGGCTGCTGCTTCTGGTAAGTCTGGCGATGAGATAGCTCGCGAGACTGGCATTCCTGCTGCTCAGGCTGTTGTGCACGTTAAGGGTCTTCTTTCTAGGCGTGATGTTTGGTCTGAGGTTGAGCAGAGGCAGCTTTTGTTGCATCAGTTGCATGAGTTGAAGGATTCTCTTTCTGAGGCTGCTATTAGTCTTAAGGATCCGGATTCGGCTCGTTTGTTGTTGAAGACTTTGGAGATTATTGGTAAGCGTTTGGATTCTCAGCAGGTTAATTTGGATGCTCAGGTTTTGCGCCTTACGGAGTTTCAGCAGACTGTGCTTTTGAGGGCGATGGATTCAGCTTTGTCTTTTGCTAAGAAGGAACTTGCTGAACGTTATCCTGATGTTGAGCCTGTTGAATTGGATTCTATTGTTGCGGAGGGGCTCATGCTAGCTAAGGGTGAGTTACAACAAGATGAGCGTCTCTGAGTCTTGTGCGTGTGGAGCGTCTTTTTCTGCTGAGCGCGATAATGAATTGCAGTTGTTGAATCAGTGGCGTGAGAGCCATAAATGCCCGAAGCCTCAGTCTGGTGGCTTGGCTGTAAATAGTATGGTTGAGACTGCTACTGATTTTAAGTATCCTGAGTTGCGTCTTGGGTTTAGAGGAGATGAAGACGATGATTGATAATGTCATTGATGGCGTGATTGCGGATTTGCGTAAGCGTTCTAAGAATAGTATTTATTTAACTGATCCGGTTGCGTGGGCTAATGATGTGTTGGGTAAGCACATGTGGTCTAAGCAGGCTGAGATTGGGCGTAGCCTTGTTGAGAACACACATACTGCGGTTGTGTCTTGTAACGGAGCTGGTAAGAGTGCTGTTGCTGGTATTCTGGGTGCTTGGTGGATTGCGGTGCATGATCCGTATGAGGTTGCTTTGATTTGTTCTGCTCCTACTTATCCACAGATTGCGCGTGTTTTGTTTCGTGAGTTGAAGGATAACCATAAGCTTGCTGCGATTAATGGTTTTAGTTTGCCGGGGCACATTAATCAGTCTGAAGAGTGGAAGCTTGATGATCAGTATGGTACTTTGATTGGGTTTGGTCGTCGCCCTGCTGACACCGATATCGTCTCTGCCTTTCAAGGTATTCACAGACGTTTTGTTTTTGTTGTTCTAGATGAAGCCGGAGGTATTCCCGTTGATTTATATACTGCTGCTGAGGCCGTTACTACTACTGCTGACAGCCGTGTGCTTGCTATTGGTAACCCTGATCGTCGTGGCACTGAGTTTCACCGTATTTTTAGAGAAGATGATACTTGGAATAAGATTCATATTTCTGCGTTTGACACGCCGAACTTCACGGGAGAGTTTGTCCCGGAGGATTTGAAGCCTCTGTTGATTCAGCCTACTTGGGTTGAGCGTCAGAAGATTGCTTGGGGTGAGGATTCTGCTCGCTATAAGTCTAAGATTTTGGGTGAGTTTCCTGAGGAAGACGATACTACTTTCTTTAGCCAGCATTCTCTAGATAAGGCTATTGACTGCGACATTATTGAGGATATGGCTATTCCGGTTGTGTTGGGTGTGGACGTTGCTCGCTTTGGTGAAGATGATTCTGTGATCTACTCTAACAGGGGTGGGCGTTTGCGCCATGTTGCTACTTGGAATAAGACTAATGCTGTTGAGTCTGCTAATAGGATTCATGAGACTGCTATAGCTTTGGGTGCAACAGAGGTTCGTGTTGATGGCACAGGTCTTGGAGCGCCGATTGTGGATATGCTTGCGAGCATGTGTGAGGACAGATATATTGTTATCAGCATTGTAGGTTCTGCGGCTAGTCCAGATAATACTCGCTGGCTTAACGCCAGAGCTGCAGGTTACGATAGTCTGCGTGAGAAAATGTTGAATGGTTTTATTGACATTGATATGGCAGATAAAGATCTGACTGATGAGATGATGGTTATTAAATATAAGTTTAGTTCTAAAGGTTCTATTCAGATTGAGTCTAAAGATGATATGCGTTCTAGGGGTTTGAAGTCTCCGGACCGTTTGGATGCTGCTATGTATGCAGGTTTAGATATGTCTCAGTTGATTGGTGGTAAGTATGCTGGTAGAAATCCGGGAGATATTGTAGCTTTTGACTCTGAGTTTATGAATCAAGATAATGCATTTTATAATAAATGGGTGTGGTAAACTTGTTTTATACACTTTTTAGGAGTTTTTAATGGAATTAAATCAGCTTTCTGAGCAACTTCAAGCCGCTTTAAGTGAGAATGAAATACTTTCTGAATCTTATTCTTCTATGGCTGCAGCTATGCTTGAGCTAGAAGACAAAGGTTGGAATCCTTTTGGTGCAGGTTCAGATGAAGACAAGTTTTCTCTTCTTCATCTTCACAATGTAGCCAAACACATTCGAGAAATTTCTGAGGGCAACCCGCTTTTGAAGCGTGGCTCTGGCCTTCGTAGTAGTTATATTTTTGGTAGAGGTGTTTCTTTTACAGAACAGCCTCCACGTATTAATAGGTTAATGATGGACACACAGAATCAAGATGTTTTGTTTTCTGCTGAAGCTCAAGTAATTAACGAGAGAAGTCATTTTACTGACGGACAATTCTTTGTGCTAGGAAACGTTACTAGCAAAAAGTTCCAGCGTATCCCTTTTGCCGAAATCACAGCTGTTGTTACAGACCCTGATGATCCAGAACAGATTCGCTACTACAGGCGTACTTGGAA